GCTGTGCCGCCCGAAAGGCATTGATACCCTTTGAGACGGTTGCGTCCAGAGACAAGTGTGCCGGTAGCCTCGGCGTGCGCCGCTTTTACGTCATACTGCATCGTCATAATCAATCTCCTTTAAAACGGGGGCCGAAGCCCCTTGGGTTGATTAGGAAGGAGTAACAGCAGTAGTGCCGTCAGCGTTGACCCAAGTGCTTGTAGCAGTTGCGCCAGTGGCAATTTTCAAGGTGCTCAAGGTCGTGTCAAAAACGATGGTGCCAGCGGCCTTGCCTGTGGTGTTCACGGCGTTGGATGCGGCAGCAATCTGGACGCTGGTGGCTGTACGCAGTTGGATGTAGCCTGCAGTGGCGTCCACGTTGCCAGTGACGGTACCGGTAACGTCGCCAACGACGTTGCCAGTGACGTTGCCAACGATGTTGCCTGTTACAGCGCCAATGAAGCCGTTTGTCGATGTGACTGGGCCGGAGAAGGTGGTTGATGCCATGATAGTTTCCTCATGCGGTTGAGGCGTATCTGTCTGCATGACGTCGGCCCGGAGCCGTCAGATACACCGGAAAGTCCGGGGGTGGTGGCAATATATCACTGGTTTGTGGCATGGTCAACGTGCTTGTTGGACTTTTTTAAGTTTTCTTCTTGGGTGATGACCCGTAGGTTCCACGGCACATGCAGGCCGCAGACCTCTTCGCCACGCAGCGGGACGATGTGATCGACCACGTACTGCTCACCGGTCGTCTGAGTCATGGTGATGGCAATCTGGTAAATCTGCCGGATTTCAGACTTCTGTTTTCGTGACAGCCACTTTGGCGTGGCGTTCCGGTGCTTCCGCCTGCGTGCCTTGGTATCGGCCCGAACCTGCGTTTTGTTGTTTGCTTTCCACGCATTGCGGTATTCCCGCAAAACGGCGGCAGGGCGAGTCGCCGCAGCAGCAATAACGGCCTCACGGTTTTCTTGATACCACTCGTTCTTACGCTCTTTGATGTCCTCCCGTTTGTTGTACTCCCGGAAGTATTCGGCACGCGTCTCCGCAGCCTGCAACCACTCAACCTTCAAGCACTCTACGCAGGCCCCTTTGGTCTTGCGTGGGGCGATGTGGCCGTGCTTGCAAGGCTTGCCTGTGAAATAGTGCGCGGCTCCGGCAGCCTTGGCTTCGGCTCGGGTCTTGGGTAGGTTTGTAGTGTCCATATCGGCTCCTGTGACTTAGTAACAGGTAATGTACCAGATACACCATAAAAGTCAAACAGGCAAGAAAAAAGGCCCCGAAGGGCCTTTTTGGAGTACTTTACGTACTAGGTTTAGGTAGAACCCGAAGAGCCCCACATACCCAATGGGTCAGACCAGCCGAACGAATAACGCTCGCGGGCCTTGTAACGGACGTTGCCGGTGTCGAAATCACCATCCATCGAGGTCTGCAGGGCAGAACGCTCGAAATGCTTCATGCCGTTTGGAACGTCGGTGCAAAGGAACCAAGCGTTTGTGTCGGTCAAGAAGTTGTTGACAGTGTAGCCACCGGAGATGGTGCCCATTTGCTTCAACGCGTTGATGTCGTTGTCAGCAGTACCAACACGCAGCTCAGTGTCAAGCAAACGCTTGGCAACGAACATCAGTGATGGAGGAATCACCAACTTGACAGGCTTGGCTGCAATCAGCAGGCCACGTTCGTCAGTCCAAGCAGCGATCTGGATCGTTGCGTTTTCCAACGAAGTCTCGTTCAAGTCAACACCAGTGGCTGGGCTGTTGAAGTTAACACCACCGCCCACCAGAGGGTGGCCAACGCGAGTAACGCTGGAGTTGACGCCGAACAAAGAAACACCGTCACCGCCGAGGGCAGTACCAGCGAAGCCAGTGTTCAACACAGAAGCGGCTTTAACCTGCTTGGTGTAAGCCATACCGCGAGCCAGAGCCTTGGTGTAGCGGGCAGACAGACTGTCATACAGGTTGTCTTCCACAGCTTCTTCCGTGATAGAGAAGCCCAAAGCGATGGTTTCGTGGGTGTAACGAGCAGTGAAGGCTTCCTGCGCGTTGTCGTAAGCGATGGCGGAGCCTTCGTTCTTGACAGGTGCAGCACCAAAGCCGGACAGCTTGGTTTCTTCTTCGAACGAACGCTCAGATTTCTCTGTTTCGTACAGTTCTTTGTGTTGCTCGCCGTAGCGGGCATATTCCAGACCAAACAAAGCGTTCAGACCGGGGAGCAGCTCTTTGAGCAGTTGTGCGCGTGAAATTGCCATGGTGAGTTACTCCTTACAGGCCAACGGCGTTGGTGTAGCTGTGATAGCCGGGGTTGATCTTCACAAACACATCAGTGAATGCGTCGCCAACAACTGAGAAGCCGACCGAGTTGGGGAAACCCACAACGCGGAAAGCAGCCGTAGTTGTCACGGCAGAAGAGCCCGCCACAACAGAAGCAGTGGAGTTACCAGTAGTTGTGCTACCAGTTGCCACAGCGCCAGTTGAGAAGAACAAGTTTGCACCAAGCGCGGCTTGTGTCACCGAGCCAGCGGACTGGACTTGGAACACGACATCTGGATCATCAATCACTTGTGCAGTCACCACGCCGGTTGTGCCGGTGGGGTAGTACTGAGCAAAGATTTGCTGACCTTGAGCGTTAACATACGAGCAGCCAACAAAAATACCAACGATACCGGTGTTGGCAGTACCAACAGGGAAACCGTTTGTAGTCGCGTCAGCGCCAGTAGCAGTTGCTATGGCCAGATAGCCAGAGGCGTTCACGTACACGGGCGAGCCGTTGTAAATGTTCGCAGCTGTACCAGCTGGGTCGATCAAGAAAGTGCGGGTGCTTCCAGCGTATGGAAGACCGCCGATCTCGTTTACGGCACGCAGGCCGTAGGGAGAAGCAGTAGATGCCATTTAAGGACTCCTTGTTACTTTGAACCAGAACCAAAACCTCCACCGCGACTGGTCGTTGACTTTCGGTCAGCGAAAAGTGGCATGCGGGGGTCGTTGTTTCGCATGAAGCTGTTATCCACAGATTCCATCTGGGCTTGCGCTTGTTTGGCGTAATACTCGTCGCGGGCTTGCGCACGTTCACGGGGCATTTTGCAGAGCATCAAGCCACCGAGTTCGACGTTTCCGGTCTTCGCATTACCCTCAAGCATCAGCTCAGGATGGTCTACTGCCTTTACCGGCTCCCAACCTTCACGCATCTTGGTAGACACATTTGTGTTTTGGGCTTCACCAAGAACGTGTGTCGCAATCCAGCGATAAACCATTCCGGGTTCAGGTGTCGGGTCGGGCAGTGCGCTCGCAGGTGTATACACGTAGCGAGTTGTTTTATCGCGTGCATCAAGAGCACGGGGATTCCGGTTGATTGTTTCAGCCATTTGATTTCTCCAGTTTTGCTACTTCAACAGCGTATTGCTGCGGGGTCAGTCCGTACTTTTTTGCCAACGCAACTTGCGTAGGTGTTAGCTGAACTTTTCGGACTCCAGTCGAACGTGTCGCCGGGGCCACGACAGAAGCAGGTCGTCGGGAGCCATCACCGGACCTTGGCCGGTCTTCATTTCCGAACATGTCCGGGAATGTTGACTTCATGCGAGAGTCAATTCTCTCGAAGTACTCATCAGAGCGGGGATCAAGCCCCGAATTTACTAGTTTTTGGTGCAGCCCTAGTGCAAAGCTGGTGTGTTCCTCAAAACCTGACGACCCAAACCACTGGTTTCTTGCCTGCCAGCGCAGTGTTTTATCATCGACTTGGGGCGCAGCGTCTTGCTGTTGACGCATTTGTACAACAGGTTCATCCACTTGTAAAGGGGTGTGCCGGAAATTTTTTGCAGCTTCCGCCCTCATCTTGGCATCCATCAGCGCTTCTTGCGCGGTGATGATGGCCTCAGTGTCAAACGAGTCGTTGGCTTCTTTCAAAGCCCGCTTGGCTTTATCCACTTCGGAATCTGCAATGTGCTTGACAGAGGCAGCATAGTGCTCAGAGCCGTTGTTCACGTACTGCTTGAGCTTGTTGTTCTCCGCCATCATGTGCTGTGCAAGACGCTCCAGCTCTTGTTTCTCACGAAACAGCGACTCTTTGGCCCGGCGCTCGTCGTGACGGGCGTGGGTCAAGTCCTTGATGCGCTTCTTGACGTTGTCGGAGTAGCTTTCGATCTCCTCGTCTGTGGGATCAGACACTTCGCGGTCCAGCGGCTTGCGGCCACGGTCACGCTCGGGGGTGTCGTCAACGATTTCGACTTCGACGTCGTTATCTGTGACTACCTCGATATTGGTCTCTTCGACCTCATCGGGAAATCTGTAGGGATCAGCCATTTTTACTCCTTATGCGCGGGTCAAACCGCGAGGGTCTTGCACAACACACTCAATTTGGTCGTCGTTCAGCACCCTGAACTCTTTACCAAACACCTTGAATCGCGTACCTGTGTAGGTACGCACGAGCACAAAGTCGCCCTCTTTGCACCACGCTCCCGATGGGAACTTGGCAGGGTCCTTGTACGCGTCTGGACCAACCCGCAATACGAACAACACGGTTGTGGCGTGTTCTTCAGCTCGCAAGGTTGCGGCA